CCAGCGACCACTCGCCCCCCAGACGTACTCCAAACACTGTAATTTATATAATTATCAATATTTTAATTACTACCCGATTTTGACTTGCACGTTTTTTGCACGGATTTCACTTTTTCAAATGTCCAACCGGGCAGTAAAACATCTCCTTCACCCGACAAAAGCCAAAATGGAGATACCTTGTAATCACGCACCATGTAATCAAGCCATGCAAGTTGAAACAAGTCCCTTGAAGGTGACTTCTCAAGCGTGTTAAAGTTCCATGGATTTATACCATACCGCTTGCAAAGCGTGCCTTTTCCTCTTATGACCTTATGCCTCTTTAAAACCTGTATGGTTTCAAAGAACCGGCGTATTATTATTTGGCTGTCCTCTTTTTGCATAGAATACTAAATGGCGGTAAAACACAGAACCATCCAATCTTTTTCAGGATTGATACGCATGCAGCATCAAATCATGTGGTTTTCCTTTAACCACCGTTTGCCGGAAGGGGTTAAGAACCAAAGAAGAAAAGCCGCACACGGAACTCCCAAAACTAAAAAACCAATTATAGCTCCCATTTTTAATCCTCCTTTTTATTTGTTAATACTAGACCCAACAACAATGCCAATACAGATGATGAAAATCCTAATCCATATATAAGCCATTTATTGTTTTCCATATCCTTAAACAAGGATGCGACCACTACACCCGTGAATATGTATTTCGATACATCTATCAAATAATTACCTAACTTTTCTTTCCACATATTAAGCCCTTGTTTTCTTCTTTCGTTTTCTGATGTTCCACGACCTTCTCCATAAAGTTACTATTTAATCAGTAATTAAAACTCATCCTATTTCGTTTTAGGAAGAGAATAAAAGTAATACTAATTTTCGGATTCATACAGGTTTATTGTATTAAAGTAATTCTCCGTATATATATATAAATCATCCAATCCTTCTATAAGGTGTTTTACCTCTTTTTTATTCTCGTCAAATGTAGCAACATATTTATTACTTCTATTAAAATACATACGACAAATCGGTTTTCGGTTGTTGTCGTCCAATAATATGTTAAAATAGGTTTGTGTATCACGATAAGTGATTCTTGAGACATCAACCTTTTCTCTGCATATAGCCTTTATAATTCTATAAGAATCTAATTCCTCTTCTGTTGTAATAATTTTCGAATTGCCATCACTTGAAGATTCTTCCTCAGAATTATCACTATCATTTTTCTGTGTTCCTTCATTTGTAGCTGATTCATTTACGCTTAATGCACCTTTTAAACGTTCATTTATAACTTCATTAATATACGAAGATATAGCACGCTTCACTAAAGGAGTAAATTGCTCAATTATACTTTGTAGCATCCTCCCCTCGTAAACTCTTGCAGCAAGCATCCGAACAAAATCTGAACTTGGAGCTGAAAACTCATTTTGAAGAATCTTTTTAAGTTCACCCATATATTTTAATTCACTGGCAGAACTTAATATGTTATCTATATCAAAATAAGACTTATGGAATTTTTTCAGTTCTTCAATTTGTTCATCCTTCATATCGGCGATATCCACTTCTAAAAATGGTTTATCGTCCATTATATTAGGCTCTTTTAAATCCGTATAGAAACGGTATATTATTCCATTAGTCAACACGCCAAATTTAGCTTTCGACACATTGAAATATCTTAGAAGTTGGTTATCATGAAGATTTAAATCTTGTTTCCAATGTTTGCATTCAATAAGAATTATAGGCTCTCCATCCTTTAATATAGCATAATCAATCTTTTCGCCTTTTTTCATGGCTATATCACAAGTCATTTCCGGCAAAACTTCTAAAGGATTGAACACATCGTACCCTAACGCGTTGATAAAAGGCATAATGAAAGCATTCTTTGTAGCCTCTTCTGTTTCTATATTATCTTTCAGTTTGATAATTCTCTCTGATATTTGTTTGATTGAATCTTTAAAGTCCATAATACTACCAATTTAATTAATACAATCAGCATATTTTATTAATTCATATTATTATATTTACATAATAAAAAGTTAATGCCTATCTAATATCTCTTTAAGCATACATATCATGTCATCTTTAGACTTAATTATGGCTTCACACTTTGCCAACTCTATCTCTTTTAAATGCAACTCCTCTTTAAGTCTATTGATTTCGTTTGAGTTATTGTTTCCCAAACCTGAATTTTGTATCTCAATAGAACCGTCTGGATGAATAATTTTTTGTGTTCCAACTTCCGGCAATGATATTTTTATGTTCTGCCCACCAATGTTGTTTTGATTCTCGTTTCCGTTTATCGTGACGTTGCTACTGTTGGGATTCAACATCTCGCCTTCTCCGGTAAGAAGCCACACCTTATTCACTTGAGGAAAGGAAGATAATATCTTACTTTTCATTGACGGGGATATAGTTTTTGTCTTTCCCTTTAGTAAATCATATACAGCTTGCTTGGTCTTAGCATTAATTCTGACAGCAAATTCAGAAGGATTAAGACCGCTGTATTCTATAACTTTTGATAATCTCTCGCTCGCCTCCATATCCCAAATATTAATTTTTGCAAAAAGCAAGATTAAATCTTACTCACGTCTTGTTTGTTTTAAGATAACATCTTATCTTTGTAACATATTAATTAATCACTTAAATAAGTGCTTTCAAAAATAGATAAAAAAGTAATTACAACAAAATTTAAAATGTGAAATATGATAGGAATAAGTAAAAAACGTGCAAAGTACGCCGGAATAGTTTGGAGAGTTGAACTAATCCGTTCCGATGGATTGGTTTGCAAATGGCAGTTTGATAATTGCTCCAAACAACATGCCAAAGGATTAGTAAAGGGGTATATAGAAAGCTGCCCATATGATTGCAAATATACTATATATCAACATCATTAATACAAAGAAAATGGAAAAGGAATTATTAACTGAGAAAGAAAAAGAAAGAGCAGAAAAGCATTCAAAAATAATCATGGCATTCAACGAGAAAAGGACAACGTATCCAGATGTCTCCAATTCTCGAATAATAAATCTGACTGCCAAACAATTCAATTACACCTACACAGGTGTTTACCTTATCCTAAAGAAGAAAGGTATTATATGAAAATAGTAAAACCAATAGCATGCGCAATATTCTTGTTCGCTGCGTTCCTCGTGGCCGGGACAAGCGACCGTACAGATACGGTAATTTACAATATGCCGGAATGCGCATACAAGGAAATAAGAGACACCCTGACCATACATGGGGAACGGCCAAGCGAAAAGCAAATTGCAGACTATTATATAACCAAATACAAAAAGTAACCATGGAAGGAAATATTGAAATCTTCGACACAAAAAGGTACAGCACCAATGAGGTTTGTGCCATATTGGGTGTATGCCGGTCAACCCTTTGGAAGTACACAAAAGAAGACAAGATAAAATGTGGATTTAGACGGGAAAACGGACGGCGGTTTTTCATAGGGAGAGAAGTAAAACGGTTTATGAATGCACAAATGTAAGGTTATGGAATCACACTTGGAATTATTGAACATTTGGATAAACCGGAACTACAACAGAGAAAAAGAAAGGCTGTCATTGAGATATGGAATGTACTTTAGTGAAGACATCTTCATCGAATCGTACATGTTGGCAAGAAATGAGATTAAACATTGCGACATCTGCAACAAAGAAATGTCCGAAGTTCTAATGGATTGCTACAAGAGAATATCATATAAATACTACGTTCAAAAAATGAGATATGTAAATCCCGATCAACTTTTCTTCGACTTTTTAAAAGATGATGATGAGTATAAGGACGAATATGTATTTAATACGTTATATGACAACATTTTAAGATTTGTCAGAAATAAGCATCGTGCTATTTACGATGAATTTAAATTAAACTTTATAGAAGGAATTGAAATCAAAGTTTTGGCAAAAAAAAGAGGTGTTCCATTGTTGGCACTTAAAAGAAAACTTGATAGGGTTAAACGTGAAATTAAAAATAAATACTGTTATGATTATTTTCAATAAGAGGAATACCAATAACAAAAGCCGCGTTTATTCGATTTCATTCAACATACGCAAACAAGGCATTCATTTTTCTTACAAATTAAAAAAAGAACTTGAAATGACCACGGAAAAACGTGTCGTATTCTTATTCAGAAATGGAAAATTCTTTTTTAGGATTACTGAAAATCCGGATGAAGGTTCGAGAATAAGGATAGACGGAGAAGATACAGAAAATCGACACTTCGGAATAATTACCAACAACTATCCATTTACAAAAATGGTATTAGCTCATTTCAAAGAAGAATACTCATGCCGTTTTTTTGTAGACATAAAAAAGAAGAAACTTATAGATGGGATTGAATTTTATAAAATGGAAAGGGTTGTTTATGAAAACAAAAAACCTTGTTATAAACCTTATTTGGAATAAAGGTCGGATTACATTTAATAGTAAATTATTTAATCTTGTTGGTGGAGAAAAAGCAAGTATTTTATTCATCAAGGATGGACGTAAATACTACATATCCCCCAATGGAGGTGATGATGGGTTTAAATTCATCAATAATAAATACATACATAGGTTTTCATGTGTCAATTTTGTAATGGACATACTTAACAACAGAAAGGTACTTGATGATTGTATATCTTATATTGTAAGTGAGAAGCCGATAATGAAAGGGGGTTATACTTGTTATGAAATCACAAACAAAACAACCTGTTAAAATCGGCGACATAATGGATGAGTTGGGTTATACCCACAATGGAACGCCTTGTCATGGTAATATTGTGGAATTATTTAACAGAAAAGAAAATGAAAGAGACCAGTATAATATTATACACAAGTTATTATGATATTTTGAATAAAATGCCAAAGGATGATGTCTGTGACATTATTATGGCCTGTTTAGAGCATGTTATGGGAATGGAAAAAAGAGCATTATCCGATAAAGCTGAAATCGCTTTTGCATTCATAAGTTCCAATATCAACAGAGACAAGGAAAAATATGAAAGAATAGTTGAAAAAAGGCGTGAGGCAGGAAAAAAAGGAAGAGCACAAAAATGTAAGCAAATGCAAGCAAATGGTAGCAAAACAAGCAAATGTAAGCAAATGCAAGCAAATGGTAGCTTATATGATAATGATAATGTAAATGATAATGGGTATATAAATACATCTACTGATGTAGATGATTTAATGGATACTACGTCTACTCCTAACGTAGTAGACGATATAGAAAAAACTGTTTCATCTAAAGATGAACCAGAAAAAAAGTTTTCAGTTTCCGATTCTGGCGAATCGAAAACCTCCCAAACCCACATCCAAGACGAAGAAACATCTACCACCAATGCGGAGGAAGTTCCACCAGAAAAAGAGACTCCCCCACAACCAGTTAAACCCGCCCCCAAGGTCAGCAAGGAGGAACAGACATTCATAGACGGTATGAAAAAAACATACCCTCATGTGATGGCCATGAAATCCCCACTGACTTACGACCAATACAAACGCATCATCGCCAAATACGAAAATACGGATTTGGTCAAAAGTGTACTTGAAGCGATGGAAAACAAAAACGACCTGTGCCTAAAGTACCGGAGCGCAAACCTCACCCTGCAAGAATGGATTCGCAGACGAATTACAAACTAAGTTCCGTTTCAAGCGTTTGAAAACATACGGATGATATGATGAACGAGAAAAAATAGATTTAAGCCACTATTTTCACCCAAGGTATACCAACCATCGGGAAAGGCATAAAAATGGCTAAAATCAAAAAACGTATACGCAAATAAGGCATAAAACAGAATGACATGGCCGAGTTAATACAAATACATGACGAAGAAAACGAAAGATTAGTGCTTGGCACTATGCTTAACCGCCGAGGGGCGTTTGACGAAGTACGGGACATACTATATCCGGAATGCTTTTACATAGACAAACACCGAGAGGTTTACAAAGCCATCCTTAGTGTGGCAGACAACGGGAATGAAATAAACATCATCTCGGTATTTGCCGAAATAGACAATACTGGTAAAGTCGGTGGTTCCATAATAGACCCTGCATACATAGCCGAACTTTCCGGCCATGAGATAATTTTCGATTTCTATCATCTTGCCTACCGTCTGGTAGAACTGGAAAAGAGGCGGAAGATTTTAGTTTTAAGCCACTATCTTGCCAACTCCGCATCAAGTGAACATGAAGACCTCGAAACCGTCCTGAATCGAATGGAAAAAACAATAGATGAAATTCTGGACACACAAAGACAGAACGTTTATACGGTAAAGGAATGTTTTTCATCTGTCATTGAAAACATCAACGCCAACCTTAATGGCAGTGAAAAGGCAGCATTCGGTTCAAGTACAGGATTCCCGGAAATAGACGGAAAGGGTGGGTTTCATACCTCGGATTTAATTATCATCGCCGGTTCCACCTCTCAAGGAAAAACATCTTTTGCAAATTCCGTCGTCTTGAATGCGTCAATGAACGGGGACAAAATAGCGGTTTACTCCATGGAAATGACAAAGCTGCAACTTACGTCAAGACTTTTGTCAGTACATAGCGGAGTTTCTTCATCCGAAATACTATATGCCAAACTTTCCGCTGAAAACCTGCAAAAGGTAGACAAGTCTATCGGGTTACTATCAAAAACCATAGGCGAAAATATCTTTTTCGATGACAGGAGCACGTCCAATATAGACACCATCATCGGAAGTATCAGAAGCCTGAAAAAACGTGAAGGAATATGTGGAGCCGTGGTAGATTATCTGCAAATTCTAAATGTGAACGCAACCGGAAAAACAAATAAGG